CTGAGCGAAATGAACTGCCCCAAGGCCGGGCGCCGGGCGTATATTAGCCCCTACGTGGAGGCCCAGCTTGTAAAGCAAAATGTCCTCATGACCAACGGACAGAACGCGGAGCTCTTCGGCAATGGGTACATCGGACGATATCTCGGATTTGACATCTTCGGCAGCAACAACCTCGCCACCGGCAGCACACACACCGCATCGAAGCCGGTCCATGAATGTATGTTCGGTACCCAGGAAGCGATCACCTTTGCTGATCAGATCGTCAAGACGGTCGCATACTCCCCAGAAGGTGCGTTCTCGGATGCCGTGAAGGGTCTGCATGTGTATGGCGCGAAGGTCATCAAGCCCAAGGCGCTTGTCGTCATTGAGACCAGGAGCACGTAATCATGGCAGCAACTACCACAGAATTTGATCCGGTTGTTCTTCAGAAGAACTCCTGCATCCCGTTCTCAACCGCAACGGTACCCAGCACCGGCATGAACTCAACCCAGGGCCCCCCGGGATGCATCTCACTGACCACCGCTGGAGATGTTGTCAGGATCCCGTTCAACAAACCAGACGGCCTGATGATGATCGAAGCGTCGTACTGGAATCCTGCAACCGGTTCAACCGCGATGTATGCGGCGATGGCACTCAGGAACCCTCCAAGTACTGACAGAATTGCATGGCGTGCCCCCGCCACCGGAATTGGCACTTCAACGGCAGAGAGCGGATGGCAGATGGTCCAGAGCACAGGACGCATCCTCGCAACCTCTACCCAGATGCAGACGTTCCTGTTCGGCCCCTTTGAAACTGCCCGCTACGGCCATGTGATGGCTGCATCTTCAAACGGTATTGACGCAAATCAGCCGTTCCTCGAAGTGATGTTTGGCTACTCAACAGCGGCCGCAGGCACGTGGGCAGCACTCGCAACCAACGCCCCGGCTGGTGGATACTACGTAAAAGCAATGGAACTCCCGAAGCCGTAAGGCCCGGGTAACAATCTCTTTTTCCCGCACGATAATATGGAATCCGTTGACACAGCAATCCCAGAAACCAGCACAAGCACCGAAGTACAGAACACCTCTTCTGAAATCCCGCAGGAACCGCAGTGGCTTACAACCGCTAAACGGTTTGAGCAGGCTCGCATCGATGGCAAAATTGAAAAGAAACGGCTCGCCATCGTAGGCTTTGCACCTACCCGCGATCTCGCACCATACGCGGATCCTACATGGGAAATCTGGGCACTTAACGACATGCGCCCGATCCGGGAAACCCGGCATTTTGATATCCATACCGTTGAAAACATCGAAACCGATGTCGTAGCCGGCAGGACGTCAAACGCCGCACGGAAAACCAACATCCCGGAACAGACACTTGACAACATGGGGATATCCGGACTCTCAAAACTCCAATGCCCCGTGTATATGCAGGACGTTAACGATCGCGTTCCCTATTCTGTCCGGTTCCCACTTGAAGAGATGCTTCTGACGTTCAAGAGCCGCAACCTTACCGGAGCCCGGTACTTCACGAACTCGATCTCATACATGCTCGCCTATGCTCTCTACGAGGGTATGGTTGTGGGGCATCAGTGGGACGAGATCCAGATTTTCGGTGTCGATATGGCCGTGGGTGATGAGTACATTGCTCAGCGCCCATCGTGCGAGTACTGGATAGGGATTGCGGAAGGTATGGGTATCAAAATGTATATCCCGGACGCTTCCGACCTGAACAAAACGGCATTCCTATACGCGTGGGAAGAGAATGCGCAAAAGGCGTTTGAAAACAAGATGCAGAAGATCGCAGATGATGCCAGGGCCCGCATGAACGGCCTCGCACAACAGCGGGCCGAGATCGACCGGCTGATCCATCATGCAGAAGCCCAGATCGGCACCGTAAGCGACCTTTCCCGCGTCTGGGCAAACGGAGACACCCGATTCATTCATTAAGGAGGTTCAATGGCGGCAATGCAGACCAGCGATGTAAAAGCCATTCTCGGTATCACGTCCACAGCCAACGACAGCCAGATCGCGGCGTTGCTCTACCCCTCCGCTGCATTTGCGGATGAGTATTGTAATTACGGATTGAGCCGGTACGTTTACCACAGGGACGATGTGCCAATCACACTCACTGCGTCAAGCTCTGCCGTGTTCATTACCAACGTTTCCAGCACCAGCACCACAGCGCCATATCCTTGGATCTCCCGGGATACCGTGAGAGTATGGAGCACTGACGAAAGCAAACAGTACGCAGAGGATCGGGACTATGAGATCGATTATGAAGCCGGTACAATTGTCAACCTGTCGAACTCGACGGACGGACTTAGTACCGGGGCAAATGTCCTAATCGACTTTGCTTTTATCGATCTCTCCGGTAACCGAAAGCCCGCCCAGGTTGCCGTTGCTCAGCTGGTGCAGGGAACGATCACAGTAAAGCCGGGCATCGCTTCCGAATCTGCCGGACCGCTCTCCCGCTCATACACGCAGGACGGGATCCCTCTCCAAGTTGCACGCACGCTTAAACCATTCCGCAGGCCGGTGATCCGATGAGCGGATTGTCCGATATTATTGATGGGTGGGCACATCAGAGCGTGACCTTTGAGACCCCGGGAACTCCAGACGGTTTCGGCAACCCATCAACCGGAACAGCAACGACTTACAACGCGATCATTGTACAGAATACCAAAATGGTAAGGGATCGAGCGGGAGTACAGGTTGTGTCCTCATGTCAGATCCTTCTGAATGGCTCCGTGTCAATTAATCCGGATAGCAAAGTCACTCTTCCGGATGGCACGCAACCGGTAATTATCAACACAGGAAAAACTCCGGATTTTGACGGAGTAAACTGTGTAACGGAGGTGTACACCTGACCCAACCAATCCCACGCGAACAAATGAGCGAACACGAACTACTGATCCGCATCGATGAACGGATGGAGACGGTACAAAAAACGGTTGAGAAGCACGAAACCCGCATATGTAATCTCGAGGTTGGATTCATTAAAGTTCTCGGTATCGGGTCTTTAATTGGATTGATAACTGGATTCTTCGGTGGAAAACTCGGGGGTACAAATTAAATGTCGGACTCGCTCGTAATTGAGATTAAAGGCTTTGACCGCGTTCAGGCCAATCTCCGTAACCTTCACGAGCGGGCACCGGCAGAGTTTGAGAAGCGGCCCGAGAAGAGATGGACGATGCCATGATGGAATCACAGGCGGAATGCCCGTATGATTTCAGCAATCCCCACGCAGACGGTACCCCTCACATGCGAGATACGGCATTGGTTCAGGGGCCATTCTTTGATGAAAATGGCGTCCTGATCACTCTTTCGTATGATGTACCATACGCGGCAATCCAGCACGAGACCCCCGAGTACCGGCACTTGTGGCCTACCAAATGGAAGTTCCTGGAAGATCCGGTTAACCGCAGGATCCCTCGTATCGGTCCGGCTCTCATCAAACGGATGGAGTTGATTTTGCAAGGCAACAATGAACGCATGAACATCACGTCGCCTTATGCGGCACGCAGGGACTATGCGCGGGCACAATCTGCCTTTGCATCAGCCAATCTTGCTAATGCCGGGCATCTGGTCGGGAGGTTCGCATGACGCTCTGGCACGAGTATTTGGCGCAGTACTTGGAGGATTCCACCACAGCGATCGGGGTCTTCTCTCCCACAAGCACGCAGACCCGGGATATTTACTGCAACCAGTTGCCCGGATCAACCGCATCGCTGATAGTCCTTTATCCCTATGCCGGGCTTTCACCTGATTGGACCATGGACGGCATCAACTTCCGGCATCCTCGCCTGAACATTGCGGTACATTCCACTGCGGCGGATGGTGGGTACCAGAAAAGTATTGATATAAGAACACGGCTCGACCACGCTCACGATCTTGCGTTCCCGTCATCGACCGCCCCGGTTATCCGCTTCCCGCTCGTCAAAGCATTGGGGGAGCCGGAATACTTGGGAAAAGACGAGAACGGGCGCGGGTATTGCGTGACCAACTATGATGTCGAGTACCTAACGTAACGGAGGAAAACAACAATGTCAACACTGATTAATGGAAGAGCAGGATACCCGAGTTTCCTTTCGCTTTCGAGCGTGGGATCGACCGGGACATTTACTGAAATTGCGGGCATCACCCGGATAGGCGCGATCGGGAAGTCAAAGAAGACTATCCCTCTCGGACTGCTCGGGACTACTGACGGATACGATCAGGTGATCCCTGGAGGAGAGACAGTAACTCGCTCGATCCCATTCACCGGAGTGTACCTATCGTCCAACACGTACCACTCATCGCTGATTCCGGGTCTCATGGACGCGGGCACCCGCGTTGGATGGAAGATCGGAGTTGCCGGCACCAGTTCGAATAACATCTGGTACGGTGACGGGTTCTTTGATGACTACGAACTCGGAGAACTTTCTGACGACAAAGTAACCTTCACGTTCAGCCTTAAGCCAACCGGAAAACCGCTCGGACCCTTATCGAGCACAACCTGAGGATAACCATGAGTGACGCAGCAATTCCCGTAACACTGGCGGGCAAGGTGTACCATCTCCGGTACACCTATCCCGATTTCAAACTGATGGAAGAAACCCTCAAAATGGGATTTAAACATTTCATTGAGCCCGAGATATTCCCCACAATGACAGCTCAGGGAGTCTTCCTGTGGTGCGGTCTAAAGAAAGAGATTCAGGAGAACGGGCGATGGGTCCATGTATTCCCGCAAACCGAAGAAGGATTAGAGCAGGCGTGCGCTTTGCTCTGGGACCACGTAACCGCGACCGGGATCCCCGCTGAAGTCTCAAACGCGATCTTCGATGCGTTCACAACTACAGGCCCATGGAAAAAGGCCACTCATCAAACGCCTGAACCAAAGGGGAAAAAGAAACCAAAAAACTTGAAGACCTGATCGCCGATGCAAAGAGCGCGGCGTTCGGGATCTGTCAACTCACACCGGCGCAATTCAACAATTACAGTATCGCGGAACTCAACGAAACCATAGCGGCACGGGTAAAAGAAATGGATCGGATCAACGAGTTCAATGATGCGATGAATGCACAGCAATGCGATATCATAGCAAAGTGTGCCGGAATCAAAGGAACGAAACCCGCTGATTTCATGTTACTAAAGCGGGAAACATCGAATAAAATCAAAGATCTGGAGTACGATACCCCGGGCCAGATTGCAGCCAAACTCTCTATGATGTGAGGTAAAAAAGATGGAAGTAGGATCTATCCTGTTAAAATTCGGAGTCGATACGTCCGGATTAAAAACTGGCCTCAAAGATGCAGAAGCCGGGATGCTCTCATGGAGAAAAAAAACACTTGCGGGTACCAGCGAAACGCTCAAATGGGGTGCTGCAATTACGGCAACTCTTGCACCGCTTGCAGCCGCAGGGTATGCCGTAGCCGAATTTACCAACAAAGCTGCAGCGATGGGGAAGGCGATAAAAGATAATGCCCGCGATCTCGGGCTGTCCACCGAACAGTACCAGAAATGGACGCATGCGGCAATAGCAACAGGATCGAGCGCCGAAGAAATAACCTCCGCGATAAGAATGTTAACTATTCGGATGGGTGATGCTGCTGATCCCGCTTCAGATGTTGCAAGATATCTCAAAGCAATGGGGATCTCTGCTTACGATTCCAGCGGAAAATTGAGAGATACAAATGCGGTGCTCCTCGACATCCTCCCCGCATTGAATGCACTTCCGGAAGGTATGGATCGCAATCAGGCGAGCATGGTACTTTTCGGGCGCGGATTTTCTAATATCGCGGATCTCACAAGCCTATCACGCCAGGAACTTGAAAAATTATTGGCCGTCCCGTCACCATTCACCGATGAGGAAATTTCCCAGATGGATGATTACAATACACAACTGGCACTCATTAACGAAAAATGGGAAATAATGTCTGCTGATATCGGTCTTGAACTTATCCCACTGATGGAGGATCTTTTAACTCTGGTTGAGGATACGCGATGGGCGGCAACTCCAATGATCGATTTCATTGAGAAGGCGGTATTTGGTATCCATACTCTCACCACTGGGTTAAAACTTATGTGGTTGACAGGCCCAAAGGGTGCCGGAGGGGATTACGGAGCAGCCGCTCAAGCGGAATATGATCGCATATACCAAGAATGGATTGATGCCGGGTACTCGTTAGAGACCGGAAGGTCTTCGACAGTCGCTCAAAATAAAAAATCAGCCGGCACACCACTCAAGATTGAACCAAAAGACGCGGCAGAACTCGCCAAAAAAGCGAAAGAGGCTGCAAAAGAAGTTAGAGACCAAAACCTTTCATATCAGGAAATGGTTGATATCACCCTCCCGAATCTCAAAGAGGCATTAGATCAGGCAAAACGGGTCGGATTAAAATCGGAGATCGAAAAGGCCCAGATAGCACTCGACAAAGGCGTCAACTCTGCAAACGACATGGGCGAGGCCCTTGGAAAAGCCGCAATAAAAGCATCAGATATCAAAGCCAGTATATCGATCGCGTCCGGCTGGTCCTCAAAGAGCAAAGTTGGTACCGCCGGGTCAGAGATGGCCCTGTTCATGATAGATGAGATGCAGCACGGAGCCTCGTATGAGGTGGCCCTGGCAGCGTGGCAGTCAAATGCCCACAGCTACAACGCATGGGTTGATAATGCCGGTACTCTCGGGTTGGCAATCGGAGAGACGGAAGCGGCAAAAACCACGCGTAACCAGGGGAGGAATGAGCGTGAAGCATTGGCGGCAGCGGCAAAAACGAGTACAAGTACTGCCACAACGACAGATACCGCCGTTGCAGCAACCCCTCAGGCCGAATATGAGATCCAGGGAACGGCACTCGAAAAACTCACCAATACTACAACCACTGAGTACCAAAAACAGACGGATGCCTTTAAGAAACACCTTGATGATGTTGCCGCGTACCGTATCGCTCAATACCCAATCCTTGAAAATCTAGACCTTGTTCATTTCGCTACGTTCGAGGAGACGGCCAAGGTAAGCCAGCAAAAAGTATTGGATAATATGGCGCAACTCGTGAACTTTGCCGGGCAGAATATTATCAAACAATATTATGTTGTTGAGGGATCAAAAGGCCCAGATTGGACCCCCCCTGCATTCACTTCCATTAAAGCCCCACAACTTGCCAGCGCTGATTTCACTCAGGTTGGTGCGGCAGTAACGGCCATAGTCGCAAAGGGTCTGGGACAGGGCACAAGCGCCAGCAACGCCGGAAATACCACAACGATTAGTACAACCGTTGTTGTCACTGGTACAAGCGCAACCGAGAAAGAGATCCAAAAGGCGGCGGAGACTGGTACGAGAACGGGTCTTGCAGCGGCAGATGGCATCGGAGGGTTAGATTGACGGTAACTTGGTATAGTAGGGCAGGAACTCAAATAACATTTTCCCGCGATTCTGAGACGTATAAATTGATTGGAAGCCTTAAGGGATTCCATGAGAATCCAGAGCCCCTCCATCAGATTACGCAAGCGCCGTTTCAAAACGGGGCTGATCGTGCGCTCACACTCTACGAACCCCGGGAAATATCGTTTAACGTGCTCGTTTGGGGCCCGGGGTACTATTCGTTGGAGCAAAACCGACAGTATCTGGGATTGGCTTTTAACAGCCTTCTTGGGCCCGGCACGCTGGTATATGAGCGGGAGGACGGCCAATCATTCTCTCTCTCGTGCATTGCCAACGGAAAAACCCCGAGCGAACCATTTGAGGAGGATTCGAATTACTGCAAGGTAACGATCTCACTTATTGCATACGATCCATTCTGGTACTCATACCCCCAAATTAGGACTGATTTTGGAGCCGGCACACCTCTACAATTCCCGTTTAAATTTGATTTCAGATTCCCAAGCAGCAGCCCGGTAGAGACGGTCACAAATAACGGAAACGTTGCAACCCCAATATCGTTTGCAATCACGGGGGTTATCGAAGATCCCACAATTACCAGAACTTATACCGACGAGTACGGTACTCAAATAAGCGAGGCGCTGTCATTCACGCTCACAATGACCGCCGGAGAAGTTTTGACGATAACAACCGGGCCGGGTAACCCTACGATCACGCTGCTTCACGATGACTCAACGTATGATGCTAACCCGTTCCAGTACCTCAATGCAGATCCGAAATTCTTCCAGATCCAGCCTGGTGATAACGTGGTATCCCTGACAGCGGTATCAATTGATGCCGCAACGACAATGATCGCACTGCATGGAAGCAGATTTACGGCGGTGTAACAATGGAACCCATTTTACCATACCAAAGCGGCGTTCTTGGTGAGGGCGTTTTAGGGCACATGGTATTGGGTGCCGGAATTACACCTACTTCTGATCTGGCGCTCCCATACGAACTCGGATCGCGAATATGGGTTGAGATCTACACTCCGGCGTTTGTGATGGCCGGCATAGTTGGCGATTACGAATCGCTGATATGGACTGATAACTGGTATGAGTTCGATACGTGGGAACTTCAAATAAACTCAAATAAAATTAACGTCGGAGCGTTTGAATCCGAGGGAGTGGTAAGGTTCGTTGCTGATGGAGTGGAGCGGATCGGCTGGATCGAGGGTATTAAACGTGTGCTTAACCCAAGGGGAGACGAGACGCACACGGTTTCAGGCCGTGGTATTGAGGCCGTGTTCGCTGGCCGCATCTGCATGAAAGATACCGATACCGGAGATGGGTACAACGCCATTGGGGATACCGCCATTACCGGGATCACATTTACTTTTGCGGCATCAACAAGTGTCACCGCATCGGCTGATTGCAGATCGCAGGTTTCGGCAGGATATCACCTATACAACAGCACGGATGATGCGGCGACGTATGCAATTAAGATCGTATCAATCTCTTCAAATGGCCTCACCATCACGCTAGAAAGTGCGTATTCTGGGACGACCGGATCAGGGAAAGCGGGATCCGTCATCGGGCAGCCAGGAGAGACAGCCATGAGGACCATTGTAAACGATGAGTGCATATCAGCATCAAATGCACAACGGATCGTTGTTGGCCTCTCACTTACAACCGATTCAAAACGAGGCGCCATTACTGCCAGAACACTGCGCTTTGATCGGGTCTCTGATGTTCTAGACTCGATCGGAAAAGAGACAGGATTATCTTATAATCTCGTTCATTCTGGAGCGGGGATGGTTTTTACCTTCACGGTGCTGCAAGGAACTGATTTCTCGAGTACCGTTGTCCTATCAACCGATTACGGCAACGTCAAAGAGATTGAATATTACGAGAATTTGTTGGAATACAAAAACGTGGTCTATGCTGCCGGCACTGGCGATGCAGCAGCCCGTGTTGTACGGTCGGTTTACACGGGCACAGAACCGAGTTCGTGGACGCGGCGCGAGACCCTGTACGACGCATCGGATTGCACCACCGACGCGGCACTGGATAGCAAGGGGCTGGAAAATCTGGCAGAACTCGTTGAGACGATCACGCTCGATGTTCAGTACTTACAAACCAGCAATCCGACGTACGTACTGGGAACTCATTTCAAACTTGGGGATATCATCACGGTTGACTACGTTTCAGCCGGGATCAAAAAAGTCGCCCGTGTTACAACCATTGAAACGAACTGGATCCGGACGGGCAAATCTATTAAATTCACTGTCGGGAAGAAAAAACCCGATTTTGTGAGTCTCTACAAGTATCATAAAAAAGCAAACTCGGCACAAAAAAGGAGGTAGATCATGACACTAAACTGTAATTTCACTGAATCGGCAACGGATAACTGGACTGAAGCAAACTGGTTAAAAGTAGCGAAGATGATACAGCCCCGGAACGGCGTGATTGAAGGAGACGGCACATCAGAGTTTGCCGTGATCCAGAACACCCCGGCTGCGATGAACGTAATCGTAGGGACCGGGGCAGGCTGGCTCTACGGACTGGAGTTCGACAACACAGCACCTATTACTGTCACGGTAGATGATGCCGATGCCACGTATCCCCGTATCGATCTCGTCGTGTTCCAAGTCGATCTCGTGGCGAATACGTGGTCGATGACCACCCACAAGGGCATAGCCGCCCCCTCCCCGACCGCTCCCGCACCTACGCATTCAGCCACCGTTTACGAACTGGAACTCGCACAGCTCCTCATTCCGGCGACATCTACATCGATCACAACCTCGATGATCACCGATACCCGGAAGTACGTGAACGGGGGGGCGATCCTGTTCATCATCGACGGAGGCGGGAAAGTCATTGCCACAGGGAATAAGGGATATCAGCCCATCCTCGCCGATTGCACGATCAAGTCGTGGGAGATCCTGCCCGCTGAAACGGGATCGATCGTGGTGGATTTCCTCACGGGAACGTATGCCACCCATCCGACATACACGAGTATCACCGCGAGCGACAAACCGACCTGCACAACAGCGGCAAAGGCTACCGGCTCCGCACTCACCGGCTGGACAACCACGCTCTCGCAGGG